GAGTTCATCTGCGAACCCGGCACCGTGGCCGGCGTCATCACCGTGCCCGGCCCACCGAACACCCCGACGCCCGGCAGATGCGGGAAGCCGCGGAAGTTCAGCCCGTTGTTGAACTTGCCGATGCAGTGCGGGTAGAAGTTCTTCATGCAGCCGGCGTAGACCTTGTACTGGTCCGGCTGCGCCGGCGGCTCCGTCTTGCCGGGGTCGCTGTTCAGGCCGTTGATGCGGAACGGCATCGCCTCGTGCAGCTCCAGGATGCCCGGCCAAGACTGCTTGACCTCCATCGACTGGCCGGCGTTGGCCCCGGTGAGCCACGTGATCAGCCCGCCCGTGAACCAGTCCGCCGCCTCGACGCGCGTGGCGTCGAAGATCACCCGGTTGTCGGTGACGCTGTCGACAGAGCCGTAGACGGTCCAGTCCGCCAGATCGATCTTGCAGCGGTCGTCACCCAGGTCCGCGTTGCACTCCTGGGTCGTGAGCATCACGATGCGCCGGGCGTACTTCTGCGTCAGGCCGCGCAGTTCCGCGGTGAAGATCGACCGGCCGGCCTTGACCTGGCCGAGCGTGCCGCTGCGCAGGATGTTGATCCCCTGCGTGAGATCCCTGGCGTTGACCTCGAAAAGGACGATCTCGGCGTAGTCCCACCGGCCGGAGTGCACGTCATCCAGCGTGATAAGGGGCGAGGCCAGGTAGCCGTCGACCTCCATGTTGTCCACCGCCAAATCCGAGGCGTTCTCGATGTCGGAGGGGTTGTAGCCGGCCGAGCTCACGTAGGTGAGGTCGTCGATCACCAGGTCTTCGGTGTGCGTCGTCGAGGTCAGCACGGTCCCGTCTCGGAGCGTGGCCTTCCAGCACTGGGCAACGGTCGTCGTGCCCAGGGCGTAGTGCGCCTTGAGCAGGTTGTCGATCGCGCGCGGCATCCGCCCTACTCCCGGATCTCTTCGAGCACGACGTTCGGCCCGCTGAAATAGCGCACCTCCTCGGGGCCTGGCGCCACCAGATCCCAGTCGATCACGTCGCTCTGGAAGTGCACCGGTACGTAGAAGCGCCCGGTCCAGGTAATCGGCGTGCCGGTGATGGTGGCGATCCCAGTCTCGGGGTCGACCGTGCCAGTCTGAGGGCTTCCGCCGAAGGCGAACGCCTGGAACTTCGTCGCATCGACGCGCGTGATCTTGCGGTCCTTGTACCGGCCCGATGCGAGGTGCGTGTACCGCTTGTAGAGCTGGTACGTGCCGCCGCCCAAGGCCGCCAGCACGCCGGTCGTGCGGACGTAGGCGGTCTCGCTGGCTGCCGAGAAGTCCTTCGGGTCTTCCAGCAGGAAGCCGTACGCGCCGCCTTCGGTGATCTCGAAGATCGACTCGATGTAGTCCCAATCTGCGCGCTGCAGCGGGATGGAGCCGAACTCGTACTCGCGCAGCGTCCGATCCACCAGGATGTTGATGGACTCGAAGCCGTTAGCGGTGGTGACGCGCTGGTTCTTGCGGATCTGCCGGCCCTTCAAGGCTCCGCTGATGACGGCGTGGCGCAGCACCAGGTCCGAGAAGACGAGGATGGACATCAGCCGTTCCTCCGCGTGGCCGTTGCGATGCCGCGGCCGATCTCGCGCCCGCGCTGCGTGGCCGTCGACCGGTCCATGCCGCCCGGCGGGAGCTGCACGGTGACCGGGTAGGTGTAGGTGACGTGGGTGTCGCCGGCCTTGACCACCTGCTGCGGAGCCGGCATGAGGTGCTGGGTGACGCGGCTCGACACCACGCGCTCGCCGATGCTCGAGACGTAGCCGCCGTCGTAGTAGCCGGGGAGCTCGTCGGCCTCCATCTGGCCGGCCTTGGCCTTCGTGTGCAGGCGCTCCAGGCGGTCGACCCCGATCGCGCGCACAGCGGGCTCGCTGAACACGAACTCGCGCCCGTGCACGACGCCGGCGGCCTCGCGCGGGTCAATGTCTCCCGTGTAACCGCCGGTGGAGAAGCCGACCACGGCCCGCTCGACTGGCGTACGGTCCCGAGCCTGTGCACCGGCCGCCGCCGGCAGAACGGGGGCGACGGTCAGCGCGACGAGGCTGCCGGGTGCCCCGCGCTCACCCCGGACGGGCGCGCCGCGCAGCACCATCTCGCGGATGCGCTCCACGCTCGAGCGGTCGGTGCGGCTCGATTCGCGCAGCGTCTCGCGCGCGCCGGGGATCACATGCGCCGGCGGGATGGCGGCGGCCGGAGCGCCCGCGACGACGATCTGCGGCGCCGCGACCTGGACGGCCCGCTCCCGTGCTGGCACGGCGCCTGCGGTCGGCACCTCCAGGCGCGTCGTCACCAGGTGCGCCAGGCTCCCGATCGGGCGCTCGGCGGCACTCGGCTGGTTGATCGCCCCGCCGGCGCGATCGTCGCGCATCGTGCGGTGCAGCACGGTCTCCACGAATCCGCCGCGCTCGTAGCCGCGGACATCGTCCTGGCGCCCGGCAGGCTGCGCCTGGACCGCCACCACGGCGCGCGGCTCTGCGGCTGCCGGTGCTGGCGTGACCGGTCGGCCACCAGATGGGGCCGCGGCGCCTTCGGACGGCAGGCGCCGCTCGAGGATGATCTGTCGGAGCTCGGGCGTGATGCGGTCGCTGTGGCGCGGGTCGTCGGCCGTCAGCACCTCCTCGCGCACTCCCTTGGGCCCGCCCATGAGGATGGCCGGCACTTCGTTGGCTGCCAGAGAGGGCTCGCGCGCGGCGCTGCCCACCATGCCGCCGGAGTGGAAGCGCGGGGCGGAGTCGAAGACACCGGCCGGGACAGGGCGCGTATCGCTGCCTTGGCCGACGATGCCGCCCGAATGGTAGAACAGCGCCAGGTCAGCACCGGAGGCGGTGCCGAGGTCGACGAAGCCGGGCGCGGCCGCGCTGCTGCCGCTGAACAGGCTGGTCAGGCTGCCCAGGAAGCCGCCACCGGAAGAGGCGGCGCCGGCAGTGCTGGCAGCCGCGATGATCGACTGCACCACGCTGGGCAGCAGGGACATCGCATCCCCGCCCCGGGCAGCGGCGCTGGCCAGGCGCACCACGCTGGAGGCGGCCTGCACGTTGGCATCGGTCAGGCGTTCGCTCGAGCGGCTGGTGTCGGCCAGCACGTCCGGGACGGTGCTCTCGCCGACCCGCTGGCCGCGGTCCAGCCGCGCGAAGTCGCCGGTCGTGCCGGGAAGAGGCGGCAGGGGCGTTCCGGTGACGCTGCGCAGGGCCACCGCCGCCGCTTGGGCTGCAGCGGCAAGCTCGGTCAGCGCGTTGGCGCTGGACACTGCCGCGTTGGCCTGCGAGACGTTGGCCGCGGCGACCTGCTCCTTGCCTTCGCCGGCGTTCTGAGCGGCGATCTCGCTCAGGCGGAACGACTCCTGCGCCGTGTTCTTGGCGTCGGCGGCGGCGCTGGTGCGCGCCTTGCCGCCGAACAGGTCGGCCAGCAATCCGCCAGCGCCGCCCAGAGGACCGCCCTGGCCGAATACCTGCACCGACAGGCTGCGCCCGACACTGGCGCTGATCTCGCGCTGGATGCTGTTGGCGAAGTTGCGGATCGCCTCCAGCGGCTTGCCGGTGGACAGATCGGAGAACAGGTTCGCGCCGGCGTCCCTGAACATGCCGTCGAACTTCTCCTTCAGGGGGTCGAGTTGCGCCTTCAGGTTGTCCAACTCGAGCCGGGCGCGCGAGGTGTCCAGCTGCAGCTGCAGATCCTTCGGTCGCTCGGCCGACAGCTTCTCCAGAGCCTGGACCTCTTTCTCCAGGCCGGCCAGCCGCGCCGCGCGCGCCGCGCCGACCTGCTGCAGCGCCTCCAGCTCGCCGATCGCGCCGGTGCGCTGGAGCATCGCGATCCGGTCCTCGACCACGGACAGCTGCTGGCTCTGGATGGTCAGCCGGTTGCGGGCGTCGGCGATCTCGTTGGTCTGCTGGATCGCCGTCGCCGTGGCGGCCTGATCTTCCTTGGAGATCGGGTTGCCGTTCTTCGCGGCCTGGCCGGCCAAGATTTGAGCCTGCTGCTGCGCGATGTCGGCGCGGATCTTGGCCGCCCCGAGCTCGTCGCCCTGCAGGCTCTTCAGGTTCGCCTGATAGTTCAGAACCTGTTCGCTCAGCTGGCGGTAGCTGTTCCCCTGCTCCAGGTTGGCGAGTTCGATCTCGCGCGCGCCCTTGGTCCGGGCATCCTCTTCCTGCAGGTCGATCTTCGCCAGGCGGGTGCGGTCCTGCTCCTTCTTGTCCGGGTCGCGGCTCTTGGCCAGGTGCTCCTCGACCGCCTTGCGCTCGGTCTCCAGCGCCTCGATCTGCGCCGCCGTGCCGCGCTCTATGGCCTGGCGCTTCTGATCGTAGAAGTCGACGAGCGAGAGGCCGCCGGCCTGGTAGATGGCCTGCAGCTTCTGGTTCTCGAATGCGAGCGTCTCGCGCTCCCGCGTGAGCGCCTCCTGCGCCGCCTGGGTCTTGGCCTGCAGCTGGGCGTCGAGCACGCCCTGCCCTTTGCCCAGGCTGGAGATCTGCTTGTTGATGCCGGAGATGCCGTCGCGCAGCCTCGCCGATTCCGCAGCGTGCTCCTTTTGCGCGGCTGCGTCGCCCCGCTTCGCCGCCTCTTCGTAGAGGCGGTTGGACTCTTTCAGCGCCTCGTTCAGGCCAGTCCGGCTTTCCTCCAGCTCCTTGATCTGGCGGGCCTCGGTCTTGTGCGCGTCAGCGACTGCCAGCTGACGCTTGCGCAGGTCGCGGGAAGCGCTGTCGCCGTTGGCGCCGCCGCTCTGGCCTCCTGCCGCGCCAGTCGGCTCGCCGAAGCTGCCGGTGGCGCCACTGCCGCGGAACTCGGGCTCAATGCCAAGGATCGTCCGGCGGACAGCGCTCCCGATTCCATCGCCAATGGCGCCAGGCAGGCCGAACGGGGTGCTAGCCGCAGCGATGGCGCCCAAGCCTCCAAAGCTGCCCAAGTTGCCAAGCTTGGGGATGGTATCGACCAGGTCCTTGACGAGGCCTAGCGTGAACCCGAGCAGGGCGTTCAGGTTGCGCAGGCCTTCGCTGTGGTCGAAGGAGTCGACCGCGCGTTCCCATGACTTGCGCAGCTCGTCCACGGACGTCTGCAGCGGCGTGAACGAGCCAGCTGCCACGCCCTTGATCGCGACGTCCAGGCCGCGCATCATCGCGACCTGCGCTTCTGCGGTCCTGCCCAAGCGGGCCAGGCTCTCCGCGGAGGCTTGAGCTCCGGTCGGGAAGTTGGTCAGCGTCTTGCTGAGATCGGCCGCGCCCTTCTCCGGGTTGGCGAAGGCCTCCGCGAGCGTCCGGGCGGCCTCCGGGATGGACTTGCCAGTGGCCTTGGCGTAGTCGTTCACCCGGGCCGCGAGATCGACAAAGACCTCCTTGCCGACGCCACCGACCTTGGAGAATTCGGAGACGATCTCTCGCGCGGCCTCGCGCGTGACGCCCGGCACCTGCGACAGGCGCTTCGTGAAGTCGTCCAGTTCCTTCGTGGAGAAGAAGTCCGCCCGGCCAGTGCCCGCCAGCTGGGCCTGGATGGTTGCCAGGCCGCGCGCCTTGGTCTCGGCATTCGCCATGGCCAACGCCAGGACGCCAACGGAGACAGCCGCGCCGGCCATCGCCGCGCGCATCGGGGTGACGAGGGAGAGCAAGGCCCGGAACGCGTTGCCGGCCCCGTTGAAGGTGCCAGACAGTTGGGAGCCCTGCTGCGCGAACGCGGTGATGACGGTCTTCAGGTTCCCGCCGCTGGCCAGCGCCTGCACGCCGAAGTCGTGCATCTGGAACGCGACCTGCTGCATTTCGTAGGCGGACAACTTGCCCGTCGCCGCGAAGCTCGCGTGGGTCTTGTCGGCCTCGCGCAGCCTGGCGATCATGGGAGCCGCGGCGTCGGAGACACCCAGCTCGGCGGCCCGAAGTGCCAGCAGGTCGGCGCGCGTCTTGCCGATCGCGTCCGACTGCTGCTTGAGGTTGGAGATGAACTGCTGCTGGCTCGCCAGTGCCTGCGCCGCGACGGCCTGGGCGATCAGCGGCTCGGCCTGTTCGGAGACACCCAGCTGCTGCGCGCGCGCCCGCAGTTGGGCGTTCGGGTCTAGGCCAGCGTTCGCCGCCCGGTCACGCAGGGAGGCGAGAAAGTTCTCCTGGGCGACGGCCTGGGCCGCGGCCTCCTTCTGCGCCGCGGCGGATTCCCGGGCCGCCTTGGTGATGGCTTCCTGGGCGATTTGCAGGCTGCGCAGTTCCTGAATCAGGGGTTCCGCCGCCGTCCCAGCGCCGGCCAGCGCTGCCTTGTAGCGCAGCGCCTCGTCGGCAGAAAGTGACTGCAGGTGGGCCTGTTCGCGCAGCGCCGCGATCTGCGCCTGCAGGTCTCCGACGAAGACTTCGGCTTTCAGCCCGGCCTGCAGCTGGGCCGCCGCCTGCTCGTCTGCCCTCAGCGCGGCAAGCGCCGGCTGCAGCTTCGACAGGTCGATCCCCTGGATGTCGGCCTTGATCTGGATCTTCTCGGAGGCGGACTTGCCGATGGACTGCAGTTCGACCTGCAAGCGCCGGATCGACGCGAGCATCCGGCCTTCCTCGCGCGTGAGGCCATCGGAACTGCGCTTGGCACTCTCGCCGACGGCGTCAAGACCTTTCCCCGCGGCCTGGCCGGCTTGGGAGACGACCTGCCCCATCCGCTGGGCGCCCTGGCCCACCTTCTCGAAGACGGCCGATGCGTCGTCCCTGGCCGTTACCGCCAGCTGTACCTTGCGTTCTTCGGTCATGGGGGGGTTCCGTGAATCGCGTCGAGGGCGGCCTGCTCCATCGCGCGGATGTCCGCTTTCAGGCGCAGGCGCTCGTCGCCGGTGATGCCGAGGTCGTCCAGCTCACGGTGCAGGACCATGTAGTCGAGGGCGATGGGACCGCCAAAGCCCATGCGCCATTGGCCGCGGAGGGCGTCGCTGAACAGGCGAAAGGTCGGCCAGTTCTCCGGCCACACCTCCAGCACCCTGTCTTTCATCGCCTGGGCGATGGCGGCGCCGATCTTGTCGGCCTCGCCCACCTGGCGCGGCCGCTCGTACAGCGCGGCGGCCGCCTCGGTCAGTTTCCCAGGTGGCCCGCGAGGATGGCCGACTTGTAGTCGTCGACGATGGCCTCGGCGCACGCCGGCATCTCGTCGCACAGCTGCTTGACGGTGTCGGCGTTGAACGGCTCGTCCAGGCCCCAGCCTTCGAGCGTCTGCATCAGCCGGGCGGCGTTCCAGTCGGACACCAGCTCGATGTACTTCTGTGACGAGAACTTGCCTTCGGCGTCGACGGCGTCCTTCGATTCGGGGTAGTTCGGCAGCTCGTCGTTCCAAGCGCCATACTCCTTGCGGGTGCGGTACCGGTAGGTGACGGGGACCGACAGCTCCGTGCCGTCGAGATCCTTGAACTTGATGACGCGGGCGAACGTTTTCGGGCGAGAGCCGAGCTTGATGGAGGGCATGAATTTGGTCCTTCGCGGGGAGTTGAGAGATGCCCGTGCCCGAGCCACCGCTCCCCCGCGAAGAGGAGACAGCAGCCCGGGTCGGTGCAAGGGAGCGGGCTTGCGCCCGTGGGGATCAGGTCGCGTAGGAGATCTGGCGACCCAGGAAGGCGAACGAGACGTCCACCTGGTTGACCTGGTTGACGTTCATCTTCGGGCTCTCGTTCACGGCCATGTAGCCGTAGGCGTAGGTCGTGCCGCCGCCGCCCAGGGCCATCTTGAACGACACCGGCGTGAGCGAGCGCGAGATCTCGATCATCGACAGCCAGTTGGTGTCGGCCGGGTCGTGGGCCAGGCCCAGCACCGTGGTCGTGGCGTTGAAGCCGGTCGGGATCTTCAGCGCGTTGCGGCTGGCCAGCAGCTGCACGTCGGTAAAGCGCGGATCGCCGCCGGACGTGTTGATGCTGATCACCTGCGGGATCTGCACCCAGGTGCCGACCTTCTGGGTCGTGCCGGTGCCAGAGCCAGCGGGGTAGAACCGCGTGTTGCTGGAGTTCAGGCCCAGGAACTCGAAGTTGTCGGTCGCGGTCTGGTTGACGCGCAGGATCTGGTTCGTCGCGTCTTCCCAGCCGGAGAGGAACAGCACTTCGTCGTTGTCGACGTAGCCGTGCGCCGTGGACGTCGCCGCCGCCGGGTTCGCGTTCGTCACCGCCGAGATGGTCTTGGCGGAGGCGAAGTTCTCGCTGCTACAAAAATAGAAGCGCGTCCCCTCTGGGAAATTGAACCCGAAGAGCACCAGGCCGTTGCGGGCCATGTGTCCGAAGACCATCTGCGACAGGCCGTAGCCGATGTCGGCGAAGAAGCTGCGCGCCTTGGCAGACGCCAGGCACAGGCCGAAGACGGCCAGCGCCAGCAGCAGCGGAACGAGGAAGAGGAGTTTCATGGGAGATTGCCTTTCGTGGTGAGGGCGAAAAAAAACCGCCTCGCGGCGGCGCTTGACGCCCTTTCGGGCGGGCGAATGAAAAAGCCCGCATCGCGCGGGCTCTCTCATCGGGGTGGGCTGTGCAGCCCTATGTCGTGTGCCAGACCGTGAAGTCCTGGCGGGATCCGTAGACCGGGATCTCGGCGTCGTAGTCAGCGACGGCGGCAGCAATCGGGCGCGCCGCCTTGAAGACGCTGGTTGTGCACATCGCGTCTTCGATGGCGCGGCTGATCTCCAGCGCCTCCTTGCGGGTGTTGGACCACACAGTGATCTGCAGCATGGCGTTGCGCACGCCGGGCGCCACGTTGGCGACCATGTTCAGCACCTCGCCGCCGATGCCCTGGTAGGTGCAGTACGGCCGCTGCGTCGTCACTGGAGCGAAGTCCGGGAACACCCTCGTCCCCAGCGCCGGCGCGGCCGCCTTCAGCAGCGTGAACAGGTCGCTCTCAAGGCTCATACGATCCCCTGCAGCAGCCGATCGGCCAGCGCTTCTTCAGCCTGCGGGAACAGCGCCATCGCCGGCCGCACAAAGGGCCGCGCCGCGATCTGCACCGGAGCCGGCAGCGGCGCTTTCTTGTTCGTGTACCAGCGCCCGTCCTTGCCGACGTACGCCTTGAATTTCTGGATGTGGCCGAACTCGATCAGGTGGCCGTGCGGGGCCTTCCTGTGGTTCCAGCTCACGTGGTAAGTCGCCTGCGCGTAGCCGGCTTCAGCCTGCGTGCTGTTGTCGTCGCTGAAGGCCTGGTAGATCGAGCCCTCCAGGTTCCCGGACTTGCGGCCAAGCCCTTGCACGTTGCGCAGGACACCCTGGTACAGCACTTCGGCGCCGGCCTGGGCTGCGGGGCGCACGTTCTCCTGCAGCTTGGCCTTGATGCCGTCGATGACGGCGTCGAAGGCGGCTAGGTCGACCTTGATGTCGAAGCTGCTCACGAGACCACCTCACACGAGAGGTCCATGTAGTCCTTCCGCTCGACGTCCGGCAGCACCGCCTTGATCTCGTAGACCGTGGTGCCGTAATGCACCCGCATCGCCTGGGTGATGTTGGCGCGCCGGCGGATCCGGATCGAGGCCTTCACGACGCCAGTCTCTGCCCCGCCCTTGATCGTCTCGATGCCAGACAGGTGCTTGATGTTGGCCGACACCTTCCCGTCGCCTTCGGCGATCAGGTTCGCCCAGACCTTGGTCGGCTGGCCGATGTCGTCTTGGCCATCGACCTGCTGCTTGATCAGCACCCGGACGTTGAGGCGACGCGCGTCCATCACATGCCCCAGAGCTTCACCGTGTCAAGCAGGCAGTCTCGAGCCTTCGCCATGGACTCGCGCTCGGCCGGCGTGTGCGGGTTCAGCGGCGACTCCAGTTCGATGTGCAGCAGCAGTGCCGCCTTGACCGCCTTCGGACACGTGCTGTAGCCGGTGATGAACCGCACACGCACGGCGTTCGGCACGCATTGGGTGCTCGGCCAGCTGGCACCGTAGGCCAGGGAAACCGTGCGGCTGTCGCCGTATGCACTCAGCGCATAGTCGCCGCTGTCCATCGTCTGCTCGGCGCCGTCCACGTCGGTGTACTTGATGCTGGTGATCGACGTGACCGGCGGTAGCGGCAGGTCGAAGGACTCGCCGCAGGCCGGGAAGGCGTCGAGCACACCCTCGAGCGTGCGCGGCGCCAGCGCGCGGCCGGTGTAGTGCTCCGCGTTCTCGCGCGCGGCCGTGATCAGCGAGGTCAGCACCGCGTCGTGGCTGGTGTCGTCCGCGTCGACCTTGCACTGCAGGCGTGCCTCGGCCAGCGTGACAGGCTCGGTCGCGACGTCGGTGATGATCTTGAAGTCCATGGTCGTCCTCTGCAAAGAAGCCTCCCGAAGGAGGCCTCTTCACGCAGGAGCCTGGGATCAGGCGGGCGGGTTGGCGGTCGGCACGGCGGACGGGTGGCCGAGCACCGCGACGGCCGAGAGCAGCGCCGCGGAGGCGTTGTTGGCGGGGGTGATGGTCAGGCGCACGTAGCGCTTGTCGCCGCAGTAGCCGATCTTGCGGACTTCGTTGTCGTCGTCGAACTGGAAGCCGGCCAGAGCCTCGGTGCCGATCAGCTGGCTGTCGGGAACCGCGGCGGCGTCGGACAGGTTCGACGCAGCGCCGTGCTCGACCAGCACCGTGAAGGTGGTGTCCGCGTCGGCCACGGAGCCGATGTTGATCAGGAACGTCAGGCTGTCGAAGCCCTTCAGGTCGATGATCTGTGACACCTGGGCGGTGTTGTCAGCCACCGAGACGGGCGAGATCGCCCGCTTCGGGTAGATGTTGTTCATGAGGTCGCGCATGATGGTTCCTTTCAGCGCAGAGATGTGGATGGGGGAGATGGAGGAGGCCCGCCGAAGCGGGCCTGTTCGTCAGACGACGGTGTCAGCCGATCAGGTCGAGCACTTCAGCTTCTTGATGGCTTCGGCCTTCAGCACACCGCCGCCCACGCGCTTGCGGGCGCGGAACACCACCAGGCCGGAATCGGCGCCGGTCGTGAAGTCCACCTGGAAGCTGATGCCGACGCGGTCCACCATGGCGTAGCCCTGGCGGAAGTCGCCGTACAGCACCGGGTAGGTGCCGGCGCCCGGGTTCGGCAGGTCAGGCATTTCCACGTACGACGAACCGTTGATCGTGTTCGGCGCCGCGTTGGCGATACCTGGAATCCACAGGTACTGGTTCGTGGTGTCCTTCAGCTTGCGCGTCGCACGCAGGGACATGCGGTTGAGCCCGTACACCGCGTTGCGGCCATAGCCGGTCTTCAACTCCGTGGCCAGGTCGATCAGGCCGTCCGCCGTGATGGCCGCGGCGCTGCCCGACACCACCTCGCCGATGTCGGCGTTCGACAGGATGCCCTCGGCCTGGTTCGTGCCGGCGCCGGTGCCGTTGATCGACTCGTAGCCTTCCTTGTAGGCGAACTGCTCGGCCGACTCCATGCGCAGTTCGGCCAGGAGGTCGTAGTCGGAGTCCTCCAACATCTGCTGGGAGACCTCGAAGCGCGCGAACAGCTCGGGCGCCAGGATCTCCAGCATGCCGTACGCCGGGTCGCCCGTGTTCGAGCGGGTGCCGGTTTCGCCCACCCGGGTAGCGCTGGCGGTGCCGGTGCGCTTGGGCGCCTTGTAGCTCTGGCTGCCGATCTGGATGACGCGGCAGATCGAGCGCATCGGGGAGATCTCCACGATGTTCTTGATGATCTCGCGCTGCATCTCCGGCGGGGCCAGCAGGTAGCCGGCGCCGGCGTCGTTGCCCTTGATCAGGGTGTTCATGTGCCGCACGACTTCCATGTCGGCCGCGTCGCGGTCGGCGGCGGGCTTGCGCATCACGCGGTCGAAGGCAGCCATCATCTTGGCGGCCTCCTCCTTGCCCTTGTCGCCGCCCATGCCGCCGGGGCGGTTCAGGATGGTCTCGACGCGGTCGAGCTGCTCCTGCATCGCCTTCTGCTGCTGGCCGTGCAGCGTGATGGACTGGTTCATCGGCTCGAACTTGTCGAGCGCGTCGCTGATCTTCTCGACCTTCGCGGTCAGGTCGCCGACCGCCTTGCCGTCGGCCTTGGCGGCCAGCAGCTTGTCGTTCGACGCCTTAAACTCGGTGAAGGCCTCCATCACCTGGGTGACGGCATCCTTTTCTTGCGCCATTTGGGGCTCCTTGAAATGAAAAAACCCGCCGAAGCGGGTTGTCTGGTTGCGGATGGGGGAACTACGAGGCGGCCAGCGTGCGCAAGTGCGCGGCGAGCCGCTCGGTTGCCCCATCGTCACGTTGGGGCGGCCGTGCATCGTCACGTTGCACGGAGATGACCCGGGCCGCGGCGGCGATGCGCTTGGCCTGGGTCTGCGAAAGCCCTTCTCCATCACGGAGGAAGGCCTCGAACTCTCGAATCGGGGGCGCGTCGTCGTCGGATGCGACGAGATCCTGCGGCGCCTTGCGGAAGAGGCGCAGCACCGCCGATCGGGCATGCGCTTCCTTCTTCTCCTTCTTCTTGGCCGGAGTCATGCTGTCGGCGAAGCCCTTGTCGACGGCGTCCCGCGCGCTCAGCCAAGTCTCGACCGTCATCCAGTCCGACAGGTCCTCGCGCGACTGCTCGGTCCGAGCCGCGTAGATGTCGACCAGGTCGGACTTCAGGCCCTCGAGCACGTCGGCCTCGGCGCGCAGGTCGTCGGCGCTGCCCATGACAATCGTCCACGGGTCGTGGATCATGAAGCGCGAGCCCTCCGCGATGCGGATCTCGTCGCCGGCCATCGCGATAACCGATGCGATGCTGGCGGCGATGCCCTCGACGTGCACGACCACCTTGGCCGAGTGCCGCGCCAGTGCGTTGTAGATCGCCACCCCCTCGAACACCAGGCCGCCGGGGCTGTTCAGGCGCACGTTCAGAGTCTTCACGTCGAGCGCCGCGATCTCCTTGGCGAACTCCTCCGCGCTGACGCCGCCCCACCAGCCGCCGATGTCGCCGTAGACGAACACCTCGGCTTCTTCTGCGCCTTGGTCTGCGGAGAGGCGCAGCACACCAGGGCCCATTCCGGCCGGGCAACGGTTCATCACGCCTCGCAGAGGAGCGAGGTCGAAAAGCTTCTTCGCCATGAGGGCTACTCCTGTGGTTCCTGCTGGTCGCCCAGCTCTGCCAGCACTTCCTGCAGGTTCGACTCGGCGTCGCGGATGCGGCGCTCGTTGCGCGCGGAGAGAACACGGCCGACGTTGAGTCGGCGGTTCTGGGCGGGCGGCTGCCCGGTGCCGTCGTCGTTCTGGGCCGGGTCGCCGTCGGTCGGCGCGGTGTTCACCGGTACGCGGTACACCTCGCCGCCTTCGTAGGGGTTCATCTCCTCCATCCCACGAATCTCGTTCGGGTTGAGGGCCCCCATCTGCCACATCCTCCAGTAGAAGTCGCCGCGGTCCTTCTCTGTGCCGCGTAGCAGCGAGATCGGCAGGAACTTGAAGTAGAGGCCCTGCTGCCACTCGTCGTCGGTCAGCAGATTCGCGCTGATCGACTCCTCGATGCGCTTGAACCAGGCGCCCAACGTGTACTTCACGTGGGCCTGGAACATCTGCTCGGCGCTCGCGAAGGTGGCGGTCTTGTCGGAGAAGCCGATCATGATCGGCATCACCCGGAACGCCCTGCAGACCTCCTCGATCTGGAACTTGCGCGTTTCGATGTGCTGGGCGTCAACGCCGCTCATCGCGGTCTGTATCCACTTGCCGCCGCGGTCCAGCACGAACGGCTTGAACTTGTTGGAGCCGGTGATCGACCGTTCGATCCAGTCCCGCAGATCCTTGTACTGCTTCTGGTCAAGCGTGCCATCGATGCTGTACATGCCGGAGGTCTGGCCGCCGTTCGCGTGCATCATCGCGTGCGCTTCCTCGGTGGCGATCGACAGGCCGATCGCCTCGCGCGCTAGCTTGAGCACCTCCATCCCGTCCCAGCCGTTCCAGCTGGGGCCCTTGACGTGCCAGACGGCCGATGGCGGCAGGTCTCGAGACTCCCCGTTCAGCGTCGCGCGGTAGACCAGTCGCCGGCGACCGTCGCCGAGATCCTCCATGCACGGCGTGATCTCGTGCGGCTGGAACGGGATCAACTCCCGCACCTGGCCGCGCACGACGTTCTTGAATGCGATGAAGCGGCCGGCCAGCGCGCAGTGGATGACCAGCGTCTCCAGGAACTCGAAGCCGGTCTGCCATTCGTTCGCGCGCCGCAGGAACAACCGGCTGATCGCGTGGCTGCGTGCCTCGTCGCTCCCGCCGGCAGTGCCGGAGCGTTTCTGGAACAGGCCGCGCGAGACCTGGGCCACATCCTCGGAGATGACCTTCGTGCACCCGAGGACGGCCATGACCTGCAGGGCGGTCTGGGCCGTCACGCTCTTGCCGGCAGCCGACTTGATCGTGAAGTGCTCCGGCCAGAACGGCTCGTTGAACGCCTGGGCGCGCGGCGGCTGCGCGACGAGGGAGGCGAGGAACCCCATCAGGAACCCTTCCGAGCCGCCAGGACGCCGGCGGCGAGCACCAGCAGGCCGCCGGCGATGAACCCGGCCGGCTGGTACACCAGCCACGCGCCATAGGCGATGCCGCCGGCGCCGCCCGCCATCAGGGCGTCCGGACTCCAGTCCTTCGCCAACTTGCCAAGCGCCCGCAGCCCACCGGCCGCCCGCGCTGCAATCGTCTGCAGGTGTTTCTTCATCAGGCGGGCTCCGTTTCCCAGAATGAGCGTCCCGCCCTGGCGACGGGGTTGAGCGCCATCAGCGTGGCTGCGTCGAATAGCGCCATGACCGGGTCGATCTTGGCCTTCCCGGACGCCTGCTTCGTGATCGAGATCGCGTTGCCGTTGTCCACGGTTCGGCAGTTGCCGACGCACCAGGCCATCATTTCCGAGTCGCCGTGCACGAACAGATCGCCGGCCACCCTGCGCTCGGTGGTCTTGATCGCGCCGTTCAGCCGCCACCCCTGCTGGATCGCCACGATGTCTTCCGTGGTGAATCCTCGGGCATCCAGCTCGTCGACGACATCGGTGATGCCTGCTCCGTCGACGCCGATGCCCTGCTTCTCGGCCAGCAGACCGGCGTCGCGGATGCGGCAGACGATGTCGGCGACCTGGGTGACGTCCTGGCCAGGCTTCTTCACGATGGTCAAGTCGCCGGCCTGCTGGAAGTCCTGCAGCCGCGGCGCGATCTCCTTGCGGCGCTCCAGGGCGATCTCATGCACCCAGGCATGCCCCCAGTGCAGCCAGCGGCGGGAATCACGCTCCCGCCCGATCGCGGCGAACCCCAGCATGTCGTCCAGGCCGCCACCGTCGATGCCGACCACCACCACCTCGCAGCGCTCGAGCAATCGCTCAAGCGTCAGCCCAGGCTCCGCTGCGGCCTTCCAGAAGTCCGCGCCGGCCCACCGATCCGACCGCAGGTTCAGCCCGATCTCGATGTTCAGGTGCTTGGCCAGGAACTGCTGGAAGGCGCCATCCGTTCGGGCCTGCACCTTGCGCAGCTGGTCCTCCAGCCATTCGGCGCTCACCGAGCGGCCGATGTTCGGGTTCGTGATGTGGAAGTTCGCCGGGTCCAGGTAGGCCTTGGCCTCGATCATCTCCGGCGGGAACTCGTACAGGACGCCCAGCGACTTCGGGTCCAGGATCTTGCCGTCCCGGACGTCGCGGTAGTAGGCCAGCTTTTCCTTGAACACCCCCGCTGGCGGCTCGTCCGACTGCGTGGACAGGTAGATCACGAAGCCCTCGTCCCGCGACACCTGGCCGCCGGTCGCCTCCATGAACATCGCCTCGGCGTTGGCCCGGCCGCCGAACAGCCAGTGCTCGTCCACCAGGATCCGACCTGCCTTCTTGCCCGATACCGTGTCAGTGTCCGCGGCGACCACTTTCAGGCTCGCCCGCGTCACCCGGTGGGTGATCGTGCGCACGTGGTCCTGGATGTGGAACAGGGCCGACAGCTCGTCGTCCGCCCGGATCATTCCGGCCGCCGGCTTGAACGAGTTGTCAGCGACCTCCTTGGTCGGCGCCAGGATCAGGTGCTCCTCTTCCTCGCGCCAGCACAGGATCACTGCCGTCAGCATGATCCCGGCGGCGATCGTGCTCTTCGTGTTCTTCTTGCTGATCAGCAGGAAGAACTCCCGGATCAGCTGCTTGCCGGTCTCCGCGTCGTAGGCGCCGAAGATGGCGGCCACGAAGTCGAAGACCCACTGCTCGCAGCACTCGCCGAAGGTGGGCTTGCCGGGCAGGTCGACGACCCGCAACTCCCTGAAGATGGCCAGGGCCGCCTGCGCCTGGTCGGCGAAGATGGGCGGCGGGATGATGGAGCGGCCGGCGCGCAGTCGGTCGGCCCAGTCCGGGCACGCTGTGGTCCACTGCGGCACCCTGCCGGCATGCTTCTGCACGCGGCGCCGCGCCGCCTTGTCCCTTTCCTTCGTCGCCACGCTCAGCCGACCCGCTTACCACCAGCAGCGGCCAGCCGCGGCGGCGCGCCGGCTGCGAACCGGCTCGGCTTCGTCTTGGCCTCGTCCAGCGCCGCTTCCTTCTTGCCCTTCTGGGCCAGTTTCGGGTGCATGTACGGCGCCGCCTGGATCGCCGCCGTCATCCGCGCCGACTTGGACGACTTCGGGCTGCGCATCACCGCCAGCAGATAGTCCAGGGGCGACAGGCCGGCGCGCTGTTCATCGGTCAGGCCGTCGTCCGAGTCCGGGTCCGGTGCCGGCGCGGCCGGTTCCTCCGGCGGTGTCGTCCCGAACGGCCACCCGGGCGGCGCGTCGGGCGACTTCTGCCCGTTCGGCAGGGTGAAGCCGCGGCCGGCAGCCTTGGCCGGAGCCTTCTTCGCCGCCGGCTTCTTGGCCGCGACCGCCTTCTTGGCCAAGGCCTTCTGACGTGCGCTGTTCGGGTCCGGTTTCCGCCCGGCGTTCGCTCGTTTTCCGCCTCTGGGCATGGTTTTGATTCCTACTGATCCGGTCCCTCGACGGATTCATACGAGGGAAATAATCTGCGCGTGGG